ATCCGATCTTGCTTTGGCGAATGCTGTACTGGTCATCAGCGATGAGGCTAAACTCACCACCGTTTTCAGCGTCAATAGCAACTGGGCGAACCAGTGCTTCGCGGCTACGGTCGACACCAACAACAATCTGCTGGCTAGCAGGATTGAAAGAACCAGAGTAGCTGTTATTGAAAATAGCGTTGAACTTCTGTCCATCACCAAACTCATTAAGCTCAATGACATTGATGCCGTAGAACTCAGGAGCGCCAGCAGCGCGATAGGCTTCTTCAGCAATAACGTCAGCAGTTTGAACCGAATCAGTACCAGCGCCAGCAGGGGCTACCTTGGTGTTGATTGGATTGTAAGCAATAGCGCGAAGCTCTTCAACGATTTCAGGAGAAACAATGATGTCTGTAAGACCACGGCCTTGACGAGCATCAGGAGTACCACCTGTAAACGAAGTGACAATTCTCTTTGAGCGAGTCATAAGAGCATTCAAGTCAGCAAGAGTGAAACGATCTGCAGTGTCGGCTCCAATAACGTGAGCGAGTCCGTTAGTAGAAGCAGCACCAAGAGCTTTCATGATAACATTAGCAGAGATTGTGTTTTGCTTAAGAAGGATTTCTTGTGCAACACGAGTCATTGTCTTAGCGACAACGTCCATGCGGCTCTTAGCAGCGTAACGACGGTCAAAGCTTACTGCGGAATCAAGGCTGTAAGTAGCCAACTTGAGTTCCGAAGATGTTGGAAGAACTTCCGAAGTAGGAAGACCACCAGCACGGCTTTGGCTGTAAACTTGTACATAATCTTCGTCAGCAACGTCATAGTACAAATCCAACGGAATCGAAGGATTGTCGTCAGCGTTGTACTGAAGAGTCGTGAAGAGGTTAGACAATGCAGGAGCATTGTTGATAACTTCTGCGAGAACAGGTCCGATAAACTCAGCAAGAGCAGTTTGAGCTTCGTAAGCAACGTCACGGTTGCGGGAAGCCATTGCCTTTACAAGCTCGACTTGTTCTGGAGTATTTTTCAAAGTAATTTTCATAATTTTAAATTTCCTTTCTTATTAACCAAGTTTGACGATAACATAGTCGCCACCAAACTGATCGGTGAGGCCGCCATTAGTAGTGGCGCGTGAACCAGTTCCAAGAACCATACCGATAGAAGCAGCGGAACCTACAGTAGCAGGACCTACAGTACCAGTGCCAGCAACTTCAAAACCGTCACCGATAGTGAACACAGAAGCTGCACCACCTTCGATGGCATTTGCACTCAAGGTAAAGATACCCTTAGTTGCAACAGGAACAGTTTGGCCAGGAAGAACAGCTTGAAGCTCTTCTTTCTTGGTCGTATTATAAAGAAGTTTCTCACCATTCTCATCAGTTTTAGCTGTTTGATTCAAGGTCAATCCAAGAGGAATTTCGCCCGAAGCAGCAGCAGCAACTTCTAGAGGATTAGTAGGATACATGTCGCCACCAACAAATGGGTAATCCCTCTTTCCAAGATAGTCGTTAGAACCGTAAGTAATAACGTCCTGGTCGAAGTTACCGTCAGTGACCTTAACGAAAACGCCGTTAGAACCCTTGCCGTCACCAGTGGTGGACTCAAGAACGTCGGCATTTTGAAGAGCAAAAACGTTAACAACGTCTTGCTCGTCATATTGTCTGAATGGAAGTAATCTAAGTGCCATAATTTTTTTAAGTTTAAATTTTGTTTTGTTTATCCAAGGATATTTTCGCGGCTAAATGCAGCAGCGAACTTCTCCTTCAAAGTTGTTTTTGAAGCTTGAGCTTCGTTGTTATTAGGAAGAGCTTCTTCTGTAGCTTCTGCATTTTCAAGAGCTTCTTCAACGTCTACTTCTTCAGCAACTGCTTCTTCTTTAGCTTCAGTAGCTTCTGATGCTTCTGCTGTGTTGAGGCGCTTTTCGATTTCAGCTTCGACGCGAGCGGCGATAGCTTCTTCTTGTTTTGCTTTAGCTTCCTTGTTTTTCGATGCCCAGAAAACAGCAAGCTCATCCTTAAATGATGCAAAAGACTCTTCGGTGTCATCAAGACCCTTAATCTTTTCTGCAATAAATGAGCTATCGCTTTCTTCAAGATCGTAAATGGAATCAATTTCTTCCATACGAGCATTGAAGCGAGCAACTGCTTCTTCAGTCTTCTTTTCCGCCTCGAAAGATTCGATGCGCTCTTGAGCAGCTTTAAGTTCCTCCTTGATAGCCTCTACGGAAGCTTGAAGCTCTTCTCTCGCAGAAGCGATTTCAGCCTTCTCTTGTTCCGCAGCTTCAAGAGAAGCTTTGTACTCATCATCTTTTTGTTTAATGGCATCAGCAAAAGTTGCAGTCATGCCAGCGATAGCCTCTTCAGAGAATTTCTTCTCAGTAAGCGAGGCTTTGATTTCTGATAGTAGAGTTTCTAAGTCCATGATTTTAGTATTGTTTACAGTATTTTTTAAATTTTGTGAAATTTTGTCAGATATTTTTTCTAAACGAGCAGCTTGTGCTTTATCAGAATCTTCCTTAAGGTTTTCTTCTTTTTTATATTCGTTACTTATTACGCCCTTAACATTCGCGGCAGGTTTCATAGTAAACCCAATGCCAAGAGGATATACCTTGCCAGTAATCAAGCGATAAATTGGCTTACCATCTTCAGTAACACCCTTGCCACCAAAACCTCTTAACATACCCTTCATTTCATCAACCTTTTTTGGGTCGGAAATAATTTCGGCGTCTTTTAAATTTTTACTACCAACCGCAATTTGATATTCACTGAATCCAATCTCCCAACTTGCAGAGATTGTGTTGTGCATTTTGTTTTCTGGGTTGGTGCTTTTTTCAAGCAAATCAAAAAACTCTTTATCTACTGTTTTATAAACTACAGCGCCCAAAGCAATGTTGAATGGGTTGGTTTCGTTTTCATCAACGTTTACCAAAAGAGTACTATCCGAATAATCGCTAAAACCAGCATTTACAATGTGTCCAACAACCTTCTTTTTGTTGTGTTCAATGTTGGTTGGCTTATGAATAAATTGTTGTACAGAATCAATAGCAGTTTTTGTATCAATTCCGTCGCCGTTTTTATTAAACTCGTTAACAACCGCAGCATTAAAAGCTACACCCATTAAATCAATATTCTTTTCTAAGTCTACAGAGTTTGGAATTAAGCTTCTTAGGTTTTCTATATTCGCTTTGCTCACATTAATCCCTGCAATCTCTTGACAGGCGTTAATCTCAAACTCAAAGGTTGTAGTATATTTATGACTCATTCGAATGATATAAAATTGCTGACGGGTAAATTTCTAACTTGTGAGCTTCTGATAAGGTTAAAACTTTTTCTAAAGTTCCAAGCTTCTCAATAGCGTTAAAGTCGTTTACACAAGAAATCACCGTTTCGGTCCAATTTTCTTTTTCAGATGCACAAACAACCGATTCACATAACTTACTAATCATCTTTTCTTGATCATCGTTTAGTGATTCGGCGCCAAGCTTCTCTAACATTTTTTCTGTAGCAATAGAATTTAAAGCTTCAACCTCATAAATGGTTGCTTGAATATTCTCTCTGGAGAATTGATCCTTAGAACCTTCTGGTCTTCCAGGCATTCCGTTTGTTGGTTTTTCTTTAGGCTCCTCTTCTTCACCCTCTGGTTCAATCATTGGCACACCACCAACAACTGGATTGAAGTAACCTTTTTCTCTTTGCTCTACAAATTTTTCTTGTGCTAATTCCAATTCTTCGGCTTGTGGGAATCGTCCAGTATGGAACAGTGTCATACCTTGTTCGGCAGATAGGATTCCAAGCTCCATAAGTCTTGTAGCGACACGCATAAGTTGAGTTTCGTCACGAAGATCAATATCTTTAAACTTAACAGTAGGGCAAGATCTAAAACCTAAATCTTTTGCAATTCTGCGAATTTCTGGTTGCAAGAAATCGTGGATAAATGCTTCTCTTGCTTCTTTTAATCTGTCCAAAAATACACGAGCTTTAATTTGTGCGCCATTGTATTTGTCGTCATTTAAAATGATATTTTGAAGACCCTCTTTGATGTCTTGGTTGATTACATCGTATTTAGCGGGGCCAACAACTTTGTTAATGTCGGGGATCACAAAGTCTGCTTTTGTGGTATAATCAGAAACCAAAACACGACCAACCGATTCGTTTTGAAAAAGCTTTTGCATAGCCTTCACATTGTTTGGATTGATGCCACCTTTTTCTGGTTCCGCACCCATAGTAATCATAAGAATAACATTCTCGACAGTTCTCATGATTGCTTGATCCATTTTCTTCATTTCCATCTTGGCATTAATATCCTCAAGAACAGGATAACCAAATGGAATAGCGAATGGTTCGTAGTCTTGCTTTTTATAAAAGCTGTATGAAATTTTATCGTTTTTAAGATTAATCTTTAGACCATCTTTAAAGTAAGCACCGTCCTTGATTTGTTTTTGTACCTCTGGCTCCAAAGCGTCGAAAACAGCCTGATCGTAATCATTCTTTGGATTTGAAAGTCTTTCCATGTCAAACTCAGAAAGAATCTTCGCGTAAGCTCCATCTCTTGTATTGAATACGGTACTACGTTTTGCCACAATCTCGAAAGGATTCAAAACAACATACTTCAATGGGAACTTATTCAAAGACGGGCCTTCAGAAACGTTCTGCGAAAACTTTTTGTAATCATCTAAGGTGAACTTGCCGTCAATACGATATAGGAAAATGTTGCCACTTCTGTAGTACTCTCTAAAGTATTGATCTTTTAAATCCCAAATTTTGATTCTGTCAAAAAGCTTCTCAAAGAAGTTTCTAGAAGTTGCGTTGCCACCCTCTAAATACAATTCTGCGTTTGCAAATTCTGACATCATATCAATAGTATTCCTAAAGATAGGTACATTCGCATATGCTTTTTGGCACAGTTCGATAGCTTCTCTTACATTGATTCCGTCTGATGAAATTTCATAAGGAAGAAGTCCTCCCCTAATTTGGCTATACTTGTTAAGGGGGGCCGTAACAGACGATCTATTGATTCTTGTGCTTGTATTAGATGATGAGAGATTGCTCACGGAACCAGATCGACTGTACGACCCCTGGGAAACATGATAAGCTTCGCCCATAGTAGCGGGTTCGACAGACTCTTGAGCTTGCACGATTTGCGGCGCAACTCTTTTAAATTTATTCCAGTAGTCAGATTTTTTGGTGTATTTTCTTTTAGCCATCTTTTTTATCCTTAAAGGAGGTCATACATACTGCAATTCTTTGCTTAATGTCCTTATATTCCTTCTTCATGGTTTTGTCGCCCAAGCACCTAGCCATAAATTTCTTTTGTTCCTCTTCTTTTCCTGGTTTTGGTATAGGCATAACTGATTATAAAGTTAATTACACTTTTTAAAAGTCACTTTTTTAACTTTTTTAAATAAACATTGGGGTGAATCCATAATTCGCCTCCTCTGGGACATTCATCATATCATAATAAATACTCATACCCCAGTTACCTAACACCAAAGCTGAATACGAGTCCTTTCTTGGTCTATCCACACCTTTTTGTCTTTTTAGATTACTTGGCAAATCAAAACTTTGAGTACCGCCAGCGGATGTAGATACCTGTATTAAAGCACATTCAGCCTTTGTTAGATCAATCATATCTTTCTGGTGTTCAATAAAATCAATCATCTTGGCGCCAACATTTTTTTCATCTTCGTACTTTGAAAATTTTAAATCTTTGATTGGGATTTTTTTAGCTTTTTGTATTGAATAGTTATCATCCATAGCTGTAGCAGCAAAGTATAGCTTCTTTCTATCAAAAGCGGTTTGTAACATTTCATTAGCATTTCTAATCCAAACTGATACTGGCTTCCTCAAGTGACATATCTTTTTATTAGAAAGGTTGTAGTTTCTTCTCGCTTCTTTTAA